AGGGCGTTCATTGTATTCTTTGAGATTTTTAGTACATATTCGATATCCCCGGTAAAAACACCCGCCTCTTTATTTTTTATATCAATAGCAAGAGGGTTAAGAAAGTCATACTTCCAAGGGATCTCTCTTTTTGTCGCCACGAGGTCTTCTATCTTCATATCTGGAGCAGCCGTGCTTCTCTTTAGCTCAGCCTCTTTTTTCTTGCTTATTTTTGCGGTCCTTCTTTTGACGGTAACGTTTCCGCATCGATACAGATAGTTGAGAAATCTTTCTGATCTGTCAAGACCATCGACCTGCTCAAACCATTTCCGATAAAACCTTTCTATCGACCTGTTAGGATGCACGAGGTTAAGACCTTGAGAGGCAAAATCCCCCATCAGATCTATAACATTTCTAACGATGCCAACCCTATCATAGGCCTGCATACACATCTTAATGATTTTCTTTTGTGCCGTGGGTATGGCCTCGCCGGGCCGAAAGGAAGTATAGTCACTCCTCTGGAAGCTGGGCCTAACAGAGCGAGAGCTTTCGACATCTAGGAAGGTTCGATTGTCGTAAGCATAAGATTTTTGTATGCCATCATATGCGTTAACGTTATCAGTAGATTCCGCATAAGCTTTACTGCGCTCGGCGTCGTTCGACCATGTTAAGTAAAGATCTTTTGGCATTTGTATTACCTCTCATAACAATACTATTGACAATTGCATTACCCTTAGGTATACACAGTATTAATAAATGTTGTCCATATTTTCTGTAAACCAAGAGGGGCCATTGTATAGGGGGCCATCCTCGCTGTTATTATTGTCTTCAATCGCCTTTTTTGCAAAACCGCCGTAGTGATCATATGTTCTTACCGTTCTTTCGGCCGCCATCTGTCTAGCCGACATATTTGCCATGATTAACGAAGAATAGCGATCTTTTCTGAGTCTGCTTTTTCGTCCCGTACCCGTTTTAACTTCTGGGGTGTCCCATCGCTCTCTCCCGGTTCCGGTCTGTGTCATTATAATCATAGATAATTCGTCTTTAAGTTCCTCAATCTCCATCACACAGTCTTCTAGCGTGTCATAAATTCTACCCTGTATGTTGTCATCTTCGGCGGAAAGACCAAGGCTTACGGAGTCAAAGTCTGGAAACAGGACGAGCTTGTCTTCAAAATCTTTTCTTAGCCCGTGGTTCGCTTCTGCTAGCCAGTCATACTTTGCAAATTGACACATTTTTAGGTTATGTAGGCCCGGCTCATCGTCGGTGTCTTTTGGCTTGTCATAATCTATAACGGGCCATATTTTAACCTCATCCTCCCGAACCTTGTCCTTATCGTGAAGAGCTTCCATGACGGCGATGCCGCCACCCTGTGCGTCAAGAGCTATCTCTACACAAGGAAATACCCTCATTAGATTTCTAATCTTCCTCGCGCAGTAAGAGTAAAAATCATCCTCGTCCACGAGGTGGCATTTAAGCTGCTCCCGATGCTGGCTACGCGTTGTTGTCCAGCAGTGAACAATCCTTCTATGGTCTCCATTTAACTCAAGAACAACGATGCTAAAATTGTCAACCTCGGAAGCTGGATCAACCCCAAAAATATACTGCTTATTAGGGTCGCCCTTAAGCATGGATTCAAAATGTATATCCTTTTCGTTTATTTTTATGCTATTTGACTCAGAGGCAATACATCCCTCTATTAGAGACCTTTTGAAAAACCCTTGGCTATCAGTTGTAAAACAGGCCCCATACTCCATCTGAAAAATGCCAGAATGGATTGTCGCCCTAGCTCTTGCCACCTGTCCCTCATCCATGAACCCATCAGGTAGCGTGGATACCGGCATTCGTATCACTGAATATTCCTCCCATTTGAAATCTTCGGGCACATCGTCGCCGAATATTTCTTTTAGCTTATACATTTCGCCTCTGCTATTTATTATAGCTTTATATCTTTTCCAGTATTCTGCAAAATGATTAAAATCATAATAGGCAGTTCCTGATAATATGATTTGGTTAGACTTTTCGTTATATGCGTTGTCCGCTTGGCTCGCATAGTCTACACCCAGCTCCTTTGCCCTTTTTTGCCTAGCTTTGTCTTTTACTTTTTCTATTGGAGATGCTGCCACCGCCGCAAAGCCAGCAACAACATTTTCAAAAATATCGCGGGGGATTGACGCAAATTCATCGGCAATAATATCGTTAGCTCGCTGCCCACGAATCTTGCTTCCATCGCCAAGCGGGAGGCATGTTATTGTACTTTCTCCAATGTGCATGACGCAGCGATCAACGTCACGTCTGGGGCCGCTCTGTGGGCCGCACAGGTCTCTTAGGACGGGCGCGTTCTTCCAGATAGTGTCCATATACTCAAATAATACCTTAGACTGCCTGAAGGCAGCGCCAACAACGATGATTTTTCTTCTAGGCATAAATAAGGCTCGCAGCAAGGGATATACCGAAAGCATAAAAGACTTACCCATGCCACGACTTCCAACTAGCATGGGAAATTTTTTATTCCACACTTCTTGTAGTATCAAGGATTGAAATGGGGATATTTCTATATTGAGTATATATTTGCAGGCAAATGAAAAGTACTCCGGTCTCATCATGAGCCAAGCGATGCGCTCCAGCACTCTATCTGGGTCGCCATCATGAAAAAGGAACTCCATAGGATTGAAGAGGTCTTCCTCTTTTACGTCGATTCCAAGCCATGCGTCCTGTATGGTTTTTTGTATGTCGGCCATTCAATCTACCTGCTCGTAAAACATATCGTTTAAACGCTTAAAAATACTATTGGTCACAGTGAAAGCGTTTTTCTTGTTTCCACAAAATAAAATCTTCACATTGTACCACAACTGAAACTCGATGAGACACTTGAGGAGGTATTTTCCCGTGATGCGAACTTTTCCCATGCTCCTTTTGGGGACATTAGAATCTTCGGGATACTTCAAGAGGTCATCTAAACTGAATTCGCATATTAAAAAAGCGAACGGGTACTCTCTCATTCTCTCCATCTCTGCCTGAAATGGTTTTTTCTTCTTTCCCAAGTTTCCGGCGATTTCGGATGTGCTTGCTTTTCTTTCTATGCATACCATTTCCTCAAAACCCTTGAGGGTGTAGTCGCCAGTCTTAAGAGTTCCGGCCTCCATCCCATCACATTTGTCGTATTCAGAGAAATACCATCCCTCTTTTTCGCGGGTGTCTTGTATTACTGTGTAGTTCGGTGTGTGTTTTTTTGTCATGTCTCCTACCTTTTTGCGGCATATATTAACCCCACAGATACCGCCCTAGATTCAGGGTCTAAGTTTGGCCATTCGCCGTCTAGCCCCGACAAATATTCCAAGGTTTCCCATGTTTCAAGATTCTCTAGGTATGGCCTTAACTTTGAAGCCTTAATAGATGTCTGTCCATCAAAAGCTCTTGCGGTCGTTTCCCAGTCGTGACAAGAGAATTTACAGCCGCTCTTGGCGATACTATCGAAAAACTTGAAATCATTTAGGTTGATATCCGGGTCTTCGGGCCCATCAAAAAATATAAAATCTGGTGACCGAAAACTTCCGTCGAATACATTCTGAAAGTCTGAAGAAAACCAAAAGAAATTAATAAAATCATACCTCTTGCGTCCCCCATAGAACTCTCGGGCTGGCCCATTAAGTGGGTCAGCGGTCAGAAGAATAGAATCTTTACATTTTCCTTCTTCTTGTAGCTGTGCTATAGCTTCAGCTATACAAAAGGTAGACCCACCTCCTTCTCCGCCTCCTATCTCGACTACAATCGAAGGCTCGCTTTCGTATACCCATTCACACAGCTTGGTTCTTTCGAGGTTGGTCATCTGTCCCCCAAGAGGACACTCTGCCAATTCTTTATTCATTATTTCTCCAATAGTCCTAGCAAGTAAGATTCGTAATGTTCCTCTTTTCCCGTAACTTCCTTATGACAGTTGTAACATAACGTAATGCCGTTTCCCAGCTCATACCTTAAGGATGCGGCGCTGGCCCATTTTCTAATGTGATGAACATACATCTTTTTTCTTTTACCTCTCGCCTTGCACATTTTACAGTTGAACTTATCCCTCTTTAGGACATCCATCCGAAACTGTTTGTAGGTAGGGTCTGAATAGTTCCTCATCTAAATCTCCATCCATCATGTCGGTTACTAATTGCTCAAATCTGATTTCTGGCTTCCATCCAAGAGAATCGTATGCCTTTGTCGCGTCTCCCAACAAATAATCAACCTCGGAAGGTCTAAAGAATTCTGGATCAATAAATACATATTTATCCCAATCCTCAACTCCAACAT